ATCCGCCAGCGCGGCAGCGCTCGAGACGGGCGGGTGGGGTTTATTCAGCGGTTCCCAAGGTCTCTGGCTCGCCACGCATGGCCGAGCCTGGGCTGATCGCGGCCTAAGCTACCTTGCCACCCCCTTGAATTTCTCCACCGTCCGCATGCCGGCGATGCCGAGCATGCCGGTGAGGATGACCCAGAGCGCTTCGGCGTCGAGGATCGGCGGCGGCTGCAGGCTGGCCGGTATCCATCCGGCCCCTTGCATCGCGGCCCAGGCCCAGGTGAGCATCGGGTAGAGCAGGAACTGGTAGCCGAGCGCCGCCGCGCCGATCCAGCCGATCGCCGGCCGCCAGCCGGCCACGAAGAGGCTGGCATGCTGCGCTTCCGTCCGGTTGATCTCCTGCTGGCCTTTGATGAGCTCGGCTTCGAGCTTCGCGGCTTCGAGCCCGAGCTTTTGCAGTTCAATCTCGGCTTCGAGCCTCTCCTTGTCCGAGGTGTGCAGGCTGTCGATGAGGCCGGCGACCGTCGAGACGATGCCGCCAAGGGCAAGCGCAGGCAGCGGCATCAGGCGGCCTCCTTCAATGTCCGGTTGATCCAGCCGAGCAGAAACTTCGCCTGGCTGCGATCCCGCCGCACGAGCTCGGCATAGCGCGCGATCTTGGCAAGCGCATAGCGCGCGATGAAGAGCGCTTCATCCGCCTCATTGAGCGCGGCAAGCGTCTTGGGGCCAAGCTTGCCATCGGGCGTGAGGCCGCCGAGCACGGCCTGCGCCAGCACGACGGCGGTTTTGACGCCGGCGTTGACGGCAAAATCGAACAGGGTCTGCGCGATGGCCTGCGAGCGGATCGCCTCGCCCTGCAGCGGCCGCCAGAAATGCTCGCGGTAGAACTCCCGCACCGCTTCGGCCTCCGGCTCGCGGCCGGCGTCGATCTCGCGCCAGCCGCGCCAGTCGGGGTGCCTGTTCCGCGCGATGCCGGCGTAGGTCTGCCCGCCGCGGTCGCCTGGAACGTCGTGGAGGACGTAGCCGCCCTCGTTTTGGATCATGCGCTCGAAAGCTGGGAGGAAGTCAGCCATTTTTCCCATCTCCGTCATGATCGCGATGCCCAAACCTCGCCTGCGCCCAGCGCTCCAGTTGAAATATCGCGCGGCTGCCCATGTGGCCGGAGATGCCCACCAGGGCGGCCGTGATCAATGGCTTGAACTGCGCCGCCTCGCACAGCCAGAAGGTGATGAGCCCCGCGAAAGCGCTGGTGGCAAGCTCCCCGATGAGCTCAAAGAGGTTGGCAAATCTTGACTCGCCGGCTTTGACGCGGCGGTAAAAGCTCACCAGGCCGCCCCAGGCGGCCAGCCCCGTGACCCACAGGTAGGTGATGAGGCCATAGGCGGTGGGGTCTTTGTCGTGCATGGTCAGATCGTGGGGTTGGGAAGGTTGCACTCAAGCTGCGTCACGTAGCCCTGGGGGCCGAAGCGGTGCTCGGCGCGCGAGACGATCCAGTCGGTCGGGATGCCGGGGCGCAGCGCGATCGACAGTCGGCACTGCGCCACGAGCCTGGCATCGCCAGGCATCGTGAGGCTGAGCTCGCCTTGCTGCCTTGCCCCCGTGCGCAGGGCGGCCTGGGCCGCGGCCAGGGCCTTCTCACGCGAGACATGCACGTGCTTGAGCTCCGCATAGGGCGGCCGGCCCACGGTCACTTCTTGGCGCTGGCCGGCCTCGAAATCCCACCAGTAGGCCTTCACACCCCCCTTGGCAGGGGTGGAGGAGCCGTCTTCGGGCTTGCCTGATCCCGCCGGGCGTCTTGCCGAATGGCGGTATCGCCACTCGATGAGGTCGCGCGCCTTGAGCTCGATCACCGGCATGGCTTGGCCGCTGGCGGACTGGCCTGCTGCGCGGCGGGCCACGACCAGCAAGCCCCCTGCGGGCTTGACGATGGCGTCATAAAGGGCGGCCAGCCGCGTCAAGAGCGCGATGTCCGACTCGGCCGTCTGGTCGATGTGGCCCAGCGCAACGCCATCGAGCGCCGCATCGATGCGGGCCTGCATGCCGTGCTCGGCGGCGATGCGCCGGGCAAGCTCGCCAAGCGTGAGGCCGTCAAAGGAGCGGGTTTTGGGCGAGCGCAAGGGGCCTGAGAGCTCGGCGGCGCGCGCCGCCACCACAAGCGTGGCCGGCGGGCTGGACAGCTCAATCTCATCGACGAGGAAGACCCCCATCGGGATGATGCCCGTCTCCTCGTAGCCCAGGGCGACCTCCAGCCGCGCGCCGATGCCGGGAAGTTGAGCGATCGCGCCATCCTCGCCTCGGCGGTCGTCGAGCGTCAAGCGCAGCTCATCGGACTCGATGCCGGCCTCATCGACGATGGCAAGCTCCAGCAGCCGCTCGCGAATGGCTGCCGTCACATCGGCGCGTCCTGCCAGGATGCGAAAGGCCGGCCTCATCCCCACAGCCTCACGATGGACTGCACGGGCGGCTCGGGCAAATCGGGCACGAGGATGCGCGCGCCAGCGGGCAGCTTGATCGGCAGCCGCGCCAGCTGCGCATTGGCCTCCAGCACCTGGGGGGCGATGTCGGTGCGGCGCAAGACGCGCCACAGCGCCGCATCGAGCGTTTCGCCCTCCTGCGCGATGATCTCCTGGGTCATCGGCCATCCTCCCCGTAGGCTTTGAGCGTGATGCGAAAGACGATCTTCCTGGCCTGCCCGTCGTCCATGAGGACCGAGCGGGTGTCGCTGACCCGGGCGATGACCCAGCGCCCCCACACGCGCCCCAAGCCATCGGTCAGCATGAGGGGCTGGCCTTGGCCAGCGAGCTCGCGCAGCCGCTCGATAGCGCCAAGCCCGCCGCGCAAGCTCGGATAGATCGCGCCTTCGAGCTCGATTTCGGCGGCATCCGCCCCCACGAACTGCAGCGCAGGCTCGCGCCCAAGCCGATCGTGCTTGGGCCAGCGCCAGGATTGCGACAAGACCAGCTGCTCGTAAGCAGCCGTCTCCAGCGCAAAGGGAAATCCGCCCAGCGTCATCATCGTCTGCGGCATGAGGCTGCCCCATCAGTCGTACAGCGCCCCAAGGCGGCGCGATTGATCCTTCAGCGCGCTTCTTACCCGCTCATCGACCAGCCGGGCCATCTCGCGCGCATCCGCGCCGGCCGGCGCATGGATCGTGATGGGGGCGGAGTACGTTGCCTGCACGCTTGAGGCGCGCGCCACGGGCTGCGCGGCAGGCATGCCGGCACGCATGGCCTGGGCAGGCTGCGCGGGCGCGCCTGCGCGACCGCCCATGAGCCGGTCCAGGCCTGCTTGGGCCTGGTCCTTGAGCCACGACAGCGCCGCTCCGGGCTGCAGGCTGGCAAGGCCCGTGGCCTTGGTCTTGAGCCAGTCGATGCCCTGCGCGACCTTGGCCATTCCTGCGCCCAGCAGCTCGATGAGGGCGCAGACAGCTCTGAGCGGCGCGGTGATGGCTTCAAGCGCCCAGCCCAGCGTCTTGCCGATGGCCTGCCCGACCGAATGCCCGCTGGCGGAGAGCGCCTGCAGCTCCTGCGAGGTCGCCCTGACGGGGCTGATGAGCTCGCCGATGAAGCGCCAAGCCCCCGAGAAGGCCTCAGCCACCGAGCCGAAGACCCAGGCGATGCCGCGGCCGAGGGGCTCCAAGGGCGCTAGCGCCTGCGCGATGCCCTGCGCGGCAGGCGCAATGCCCTCCTGGATCCCCTGCCAGAATCCTCCGATCCAGGCGGCAAGCGGCTGCCAGTATCGGCGGATCGCAAGCGCCAGGCCGGCGACGGCTGCGCCGATGCCCGCCACGATCCAGGTGATCGGGTTGGCGAGCAGGGCCGCCGTCGTCGCGCCAATCGCCGGCAGCATGGCCCAGAAGGCCAGCGCCGCTGACTTGACCGGGGCGATCAGCCCGAGGACGCCCGTCTGAATGCGGCTGAAGGCCAGCGACAGAAGGCCAGCGCTTGACCCCGTGGCGATGGCCTGCGCCTGCAGCAGCGCCAGTCCAGCACGCACCGATTGGAATGCGGTATTGGCCGCCAGAATCGGCCCCTTGACGAACGTCCAGGCATAGCCCAGCGCGATCGTGGCGATCTTGAGCCCCGCCACGGCGGCGGTTGCGCCCACGACGACCTGCGTGACCAGCGGAAAGCGCTCAGCCAGCGCCGCCAGGCCCTCGATGGGCTTGGAGATGGCCCCAAGCAGGGCGTTGAAAGCCGGCAGCAGCGCATTGCCCACCGTGATGGCCAGCCGGCTCATCTGGTTCTTCAAGAGCTGCAGGTGGTTGGCGGTGGTGTCGGCTCTGGCCTCGTACTCGCGCTGCATCGAGCCGGCGTAGGCTGCCTCATCCGCGACCAGCCCCAGCGCCTGGCGGTAGAGGTCAAGCGAGCCCACGAGCTTGGCGATGTCATCCGCATACTCCGCGCCAAAGAGGTCGGACAAAGCCCCCATGACGTCGGGCGCGCGCGCCACATGCTCAAGGAAGGTGATGAGCGCCCCTTGCGCATCGCGCCGGATCATCTCCTTCATGACGCCTGCCGACAGACCAATGCCTTCGAGCGCCTCCTGAAACTTGCTCCCCTGCTTGTCGGCGGTGGCGAGCTTCAAGAGCAGCGCGTTGATGCCGGTGGCGGCCACCTCCGGCGGGGTCTTCAGCGCCAGGAACGTGGCTCCAAGCGCCCCAAGCTGCGCGCCCGTGAGCCCAAAGAGCTTGGCGGTGGAGCCGCTGCGGTTGGCCACATTGAGCAGCCCGGCAGCGGTGGCGTCCATGTTGTTGGAGAGGTGGTTGAAGGCGTCTCCGAGCCGCACCACCTCATCTTGCGCAAGCGCAAAGATCGAGCGCAGCCCCGTCATCGCGGCTCCGGCTTGCTCGCCTGTGAGGTCAAAGGCCACGCCCATCTTGGCGGCGTCTTCGGCAAAGCGCACGAGCTCCTCGCGCGCGATGCCGGCTTGGCCTGCGGCGGCCACGATCTGGCCGATGCCCTCAGCGGCCATCGGGATGCGGGTGGACAGCTGCAGGATGTCCTTGGACATCTGCGCGAACTGCGCAGGCGTCTCGAAGTCGACCACCTTCCTGACGTCGGCCATCACCGACTCAAACGCCACCGCAGGCTTGATGAGCCCATAGAGCGAGGCCCCTAGGGCGGCTGCGTCCATGAGCTGGGCGCGGTAGGCGCTGCGCTGCTCGAGGTTGGCCTGCTGCGCGGCCTGCGCCTGGGCCAGCGCCTGGGTTTTGGCTTTGACGGCCTCAAGCGCCTGACCCAACTTGACCTTCTCGGCGGCAAGCCGCCCCGTGGCGATGCCTGCCTTCTCAAGCGCGGCCTGCTCTTCGGCGATGGCGGCTTTCAGCTGCCCGAAGGCCTCCTTGGCGCGGCCCGCCTGGGCGATGAGCCGCTCAAGCTGGCGGGCATGGCGCGCTTCGGCCTGAGCCTCTCTTTCGGCCAGCCGCGCCTGGGCGGCTTCGAGCTGGCGCATGAGGCGCAGGCGGCGAGACTCAGGCAGGCTCGCATCCGAGAGCTTTGCTTGCAGCGCCTCAACGCGCTGGCGCGCCGCCAGCACCCCCTTGGGGGTGAGCGCCCCGGAGGCCTTGTCGGCCTGAAAGCGCGCTACCTCCTGCTGCGCCCGTCGCCAGGCTTGCCCGGCTTCGGCCGCCTGCGCGCGCAGGGCCTCCAGCCTGGCGATGCCCGCAGACTTGCCCTCAAGCCTGGCCAGCGCTGCGCCCAGGCGGCCTAGCTGCCCCTCAGCCGAGCGCAGCGCCGCCCCAAGGCTGGAGGACAGCACCGCGCCGATCTCGACCGACAGCGGAAAGGTTGCGCTTGTCATGCCTGCCCTTCAGGATGGGAGAGCCTGCGCGCGGTCAGAAGCGCCTGCAGGAAGTCATCGATCTCCATCGCGACAATCTCCGAGCGCGGCCAGTGGGTGTACAGAGCCAGTTCCACCACGAGCTCAGCAAGCCCCTCGCTTACGACAAAAAACCCGAAAGCGCCCGCTGGATCGCCGCGTAGTCCTTCAGGTCCAGCTTCAGGATCGCCTCCGGCGGCAGCTCCGCGAGGTTGGCAATGAGCCGCACCTCGCGCTCGGCATCCGAAAGGTTGAGCTTGGCCACCAGCAGGTGGTCGCCCACCGTGGGGCGGCGCAGGCCCACTTCCGCAATGCGCAAGCCCTCATGCTCGATGGGGTAGGTCAGGGGGATGCGCTCCATCGCTTAGGGAAGGTCTGCAAAACCTTCCTGCCAGACTGCCGGGATGGGACAATAGC